TAATAACCTCTCGTGTTGGCGTTAGAGCGTTTAGGCATGTTTTTTATCCCCGTTCTATCGAAATAGGTCTCCGCGAGTACTGCAGCCATTCGTTGGGATTCTTTTGTTGCTAAATCCATTGTTGGGTCGGCAAAGTCCACAAATCCACCGGAATCGTTGTAAATATCAGCATCGTAATGAACTGCTAAAAAGATGTCCCAATCGGTCTCTACTACCTTTGGATCTTCGTTGGCCTTTGAACCCGTTTGATAAACCACCACCCCCGCGTTTTCGAGGAGCTTAGCTATCATAGGAACTATAGTTGTTGTCCACCTTTGTTCCCCGGGGGCACCTGTAGCTCCGGAAGTGATACCCCCGTGTCCTGCCTGAAGTACTATTTGTTTCATTTCTTAACCTCCAGTTTCTTGCCATCATCTCGAACCGACTCGAGACGAAACGCACGAATAGAGATAAACAACGGAATTAAGAAAACGGGTAGTGCTGTAGTAAGGTAAACGTGCGCCTCTGCATTTGTCATAAGTGCGAACGGTATAAAGGATTGGTATATCATATCTAAACCTAGAAAAAGAAAGAAATAAGATAGTATGGAAATAATCTTAGTCGGTTTAAACTTGAAATACCCGTAGCGGTATAAGAAAAACGTTGCTAAGGATTCTACGCCGACTAGCAGAAAAATAGGGATACGAAGAAGGGTTGCGTAGTACAGAATAGTTAGGAGCATACTATTTACCCAAAAAGGGCAAGAATTCTAATACCCTTCCCGCACCCGCCAGTACGATTAGGGCCGATACTACGGCCACGATCACCCACTGCAATATTGATACAACGGACTTATTGGAAGAAATTAAATTCTTTATAGCCATATAATTGTCTCCTTCTTTTGTTGCGTGCAGGACGTTAAAATCATTAATATTTTGGAGAGCGTTTTTTACCCCCTCAAAGGCCTGTATATTTCGTTCTTGTTGGTCTAGTATTATTTTAAACAACTCGTCTTTATTATTCATTTATAGAAACCCAAAGAAACCGCCACCAGGATTGTGTATAAGTATTACCTCGGCCTGAGTCAGTGCCCTACTAAAAATAGCTACATCGTCGACATTACCGTTGAAATAATAGGTCGCGGAGGAACCCCGTCCAATAATCCTCGCACCCGCACTTGTTCCCATATTTCCTGTCGTATTTTGTGACGCAACTAGAATGCTGTTCACATAAATCTTTTCCTGCGATCCATTATAGGTATAAATAACAGAGTTATAAAAATTAGAAATTACAACACCGGCAGAACTCGCAAAGGAGCCATCTACGCCGTTAATATTAAATTGAGCTAAAACACTCCCGTTATCGTTTATGAGCAAACGACTTCTCGTGGCGTCTCTTTGATCGTGCCAAAGCCCTCCATAACCCCCCCCATGTGCCCCCAACGGCATGCAGTGCGCAACAAAGGAGAAACCGTTTGTGAAATTCGGCACTGCTGTACCGACAGAAATGAAACTAGAAGTTCCGTTAAAACCGGCGCCCTGGTTGAACTTGCCTTTTACCGCACCGTAGGTAATGCCTGTGTCGGTACCGTTGTTTGATCCCTTGCTGTCATTGCTATTGCCTTCCATTTTCCAATAGGAAACGATGTTTGCGTCATTGAATAAAGGAAGGTTTACCAATTCCGCCATTTATATGCTCCCAATACAATCCCAAACAGTGTTCGCGTTATTACGTTGAAATAGTACGCGCAACATAGTAGACACTGTGGTGGTAGCCGGCAGAGCCACTGTAGTTGCGGAAAAAGATGCGCCCCATGTTATGGCCCGCGCCGTACCGTTGTCCGTTATCTGAACTTCGATCATGTCCCCAGCGACCGGTGTTCCCGTTAGATTTGTTGTCATAGAAGTTATAGCCTGGGCGAGTCCCGTTATCTGGAAAATATCCCCGCTGTCTGTATTTATAGTAGGTGTGGCACTTTGGGTAGTTACCACAACACGTTTGGATATACGTTTGTTGGTAAATGTTTGTGTGTGGTCTTTAAATACAAATTCGTCATTTCCTGTCAAAAGTGGTAACGCTACTGTTCTATCAGCGGCAAGTTCGCAGACAGAAAGTATGTATTGATGATCCGAGGAAGTATCGTTAATTTGAGGAAGTGTTAATACAGAGCCGGATTTATGCGTTCCATCTTGATTGTGCGCGACAAGTAACCCATCTATCAGATCATTCCACCCAACGTTAGTTATCAGTATTTCGACCACAGCGCCTGCTAAATGTGCCTGCGCGGTTCCCTCTGCGCCGCGTGTGGCAGTCACGAGGTTAGAACCACTAACTACACCCACAACAGTTTCCTCAAGTGACGGAGTTTTAGTTCCCGCAGAATCCACACGGTCGATTACTGCAACCACTGCGGTGTCGGTGGGAAGCCCTGTAGCCGAGGAGAGTGGGATGGTAGTAACTACTGCGTCCGAGACCCCTCCCGAGCCTATCTGTCCAACCCATTTCCTAGCTCCTTTTTTAAATAAATCCGTTGAGCTTGCAGCTATTTTACTATCCTCTTTTCCGCGTTTAATTTATTATGACCCCAGCCCCTAACGCCCGACGGCACGGGTCTACCAAAAGTAATTCCATAGTGGCACTTAGCGCACAATGTTCTACAGTTGTCCATATTGAATCGTAACTCGACATATTCCGACCAAGACTGAATATGATCGACTTGCAAATCAACACCTCGCGCCCCGCACATCTGGCATGTGTAGTCGTCTCGTTCGAACACCCCTCTTTGTATAGTTCTCTGAAACCTAACCCTTTCGAGCCTGTCTTTAGATTGTATCCCGCCCCTCCGCGCCGGATTCTTTTCCCCCGCTAACTTTCCCCTCAAACTTTGGCTAAGTTTCCTTTTTGTTTCCTCGGACATGCGCTTTCCTTTATTCCACGGTATGTGTCCCAACGCACTCTTATTGCCGATATTATCGCCTTTCTTAAACCTTGTTCTCCCGGTGTTCTTACACCCTTCGGGTACAGATGTTCTTCCAACTGCTTTCTGTGCGATACTTAGGTTCCTCAACCCTTGCGGCGTTCTTTTATAAATTCCCTTAGGCATAGTAAACAAAAAAAAGACCAATCACCCCAAGGTTCTTGGTCTGTCTAACCGCTCATGTTAGCAAAGATATTGTAATTTTATAACCTCCGTACATAATTGTCAATTTTACGTCCAACTAGATGGCAGTCTACGTCTAACCAAAGTGCCCTTAGATTGAAGAGATAGTATGGTAAAATCCGTGTCCGCCGTGCTGGAAGAAACCTTGTACTGAATGTTGTACACCTTAGCTCTTTTTCTGATAGCCTTTTTAGTTGTGGCCTGTGTAAATGTCGATGGTGCGTCCACAAGAATTATTGCCCAACTCCCCGCCCCCCCCGAAGTGTTTGTCTGCGTTTCAGAGAAATGATTCTCACCAAATAAATCGGTACCAATACCTGTGTTAGATCCAAAATCGGTTATGGTCGCTGTAGCGATTGTACTGAAACTGTTGGACTTGCCAATTCCCAATACTTGAAAGTTTATAGCTCCGCGCGGGTTTCCAAGCTCCAGAACAGTCTCTTTTAGATTCAAAATATCGGTTTTTACCTTGGACACCGGGATAAGCGGAGATAAATATGTTTGTGTAAAAGCAGCTCCAAAATCGTTAAGTATGTTTTCTGAGATCTCTACCAATCGAGTTCCGGTCGTGGGAATACACAAAAACTTCGTATCCTTCGATACTGTAGTATATTCAAGGAACTGTTTAACACCAAACGACCAATCAACCGACCAGTTTGCTCTTTCGTCGTCCCACACGATAACCCGGTCATTCCCTGAACTCGATGTGGGAACCGATATAAAAACCTTAGCATCGTAATAATACGAACAAACAGTGTTCATTTTAGCTCCAGACAAGCTCCTCCAGTAGGGACGAATGTTTTGAGACTTTTCATTTGTTCGCAGGATACCGTAATAATTCTTTTCGCTACCTAAATCAAACCAACCCTTCCTGTTTGGGAAGGCTAGATTATTCGGGGTAGCAACAACCCCCAGTGCTGACTCAGTACCAAACGACCCCACCACCTTTGTTGCGGACGGCACCGAAAAAGATGTACTCCCAACAGTAGCACTTGTGATGGTTATCTGCCAGACGGCTCCCCTGCCGTCGGGAGTTCTCGATAAAACCGTGGCTCTACCCTCACCGGTACCACTCTGGTAGTGTTTTACTGCAACAGGAATCTCGCGCCCACCCTTTTCCAGATTAATCCAACCGCCGCCATAAAAATCAGAGAAGTTTCCAATAAAAGAACCCGTCCCCGAGAAATATACCTTGTACATGTCCGCTGTGTTGTTGGTTGCCCAAACTCTATTACCCGACAGAACCATGGAGATAAATTTTGGTGCTCCGGTAGTATTGGCATCAGGAACCTCTATATAAACATTCAGGTCGTTTGTGCCGTCATCGGTAAAGTTTGTTACATCGCTGTTCCCTAGGAGTACCTCATAACCGGATTGATCTGAGAGATATATCTGATATCGGGTAGCGCCAGATGACGCCGTCCAAGACCATGTTAATTTATCCGTTCCCGCGACCCAA